TTAACCAATTATATAGAATGAGACATCGTGGTAGTCGTCGTCGTCGCACTCAAAAAAGACACAGAATGAATGGTGGTACTGCTGATGTAGCAGCTGAGGCACCTGTTAATGTAGGTGATAGTTCTGCTGATTCTCCTCCTTCTCTTCCTATGGCTGGAGGAAAAGGAAGACGTGGCGGAAGAAGATCATCTGGTAAATCTGGTAGAGCAGCTGATAGAAACGGTGGTAGAGGTAAAAAGGGAGGATTTTTCGAGAATTTAGGAGCGGCGATTCATCAAGCGATTGTTCCTTTCGGTTTACTTTACGCAGTAACTAGAAAAAACAGAGGTAAACGTGGAGGACGTGATGATGTAGCTTAAACCATATTTTAAACTAAATATTTTTATATATAAGAAAAAATATTTAGAACATTTGCTACATATACTATAATAAAAATATGAGTTTTGAAGATAATATTAAAAAATGGGTACTATTGGATAATCAAGTAAAACAATTAAATGACAAGGCTAAAGAGCTAAAAGAACAAAAAAATTCAGTCGAAGATTTTATTTTGACTTATGTAGAAAATAATAATTTAAATAACGCTACAGCTAAAATTACAGGAGGTAGTTTGAAATTTGTAGAGTCAAAACAAACTGCTCCAATTACATTAAAATTTCTACATCAATGTTTATCTGATTGTATCAAGAATGAAAAGCAAGTAGAATTGATTTTGAATTATATAAAAGATAAAAGAGAAATTAAATATACAAAAGATATTAAAAGATATTATGAAAAAGAATAATTTAGAAATTTGTATGAATATAGATTATAGATATGACAAATAAAGGAAATTATCTAGATAAAGAAAAAAATATATTTGAACCGAATGATTTTGTTTATTTTAAAAGTGGTGATACAATTGAAAGTTCTGGATATAAAATAAATAGCATATTAATGAATCACAATATTCCAGCAATGATAACGAATAATATATTACCTTCTACAAATGGAAATAAGGTAAGTAGTCTATTAAATGATTTTGCTGTTCCTGCTGGATTGTTATTATTACAACAAAAATCATTGAAACATTATGATGATAACAATGAAAAAAACGATAAAAACGATGTCATTGATGACGACCTTTTTAATAAATTATTAAATTTATCGACTCCTATTAAAAAGAAAAAACATACTAAACGTCATAAATCAAAAACATCAAAATCACTTAGAAAAACAAAACGAGTGAATTAAGTATCTTGAAAATGATAAGTAAATATTTAATCTAATTATGATTTATTTAGATTAAATATGGTTATAGATTAAATTTGATAATTAAATTATATAACACTCCAACGATTATTATTAAATGGAGCTATAGCAAGTTCAGGTAATTTTTGTTTCCATTTATCAACATTTCTATCAAAATCAATTTCATCTTGAGTCTTAGGATAAACTGTAGTATTATACATTAAATCATAATCTAGTGGACTTATTTTTGGTTTATATCCATAACAATTTACACCAAATCTAACATTGGGGTTTGCTATATATCCTCCATTGATTCCAGGTCTACCACAATCATGTTCATGTCCTTTTATTTTTTGTAAATGATTCCATTTATCATATTGAGTAGGAAAATATGCCATTTGTCCTTCAGACCATCCATAGCTACACCAATCTGCCCCTTTTTGATAAGCATCTTCTAAATTTTTATAAGTAGCTAATTTAGCTCCATACGCCTTACATATAGCTTTACTATCTTCATAAGTATACTTATTACCTGGAATATGAAATGTTTGTTCAGTTGATAATATACTAGTTCCGTTTTTATCAGTTTCAATTTGAAACTTTATTTCGGGTTCAGTAAATAAGCTTTTAATACTAGCTATAACATTTATATTGAAAAAATAATATATACCATTTAATAATAACAAAACAACAAACAAAGACCATAATAATATTTCTAAAAATACAACACTTTTACTTAATTGTTGTGAATTTTCTCCATTTCCACTTGTTACTCCTAAAGAAGCAAATAATAAATAATATAAAAATAATACAATTGTTACAATAATTAATACAACTGGATTTATAGCATATTTATTTAAATATTCATATGTGTCTTTTGGAATACCTGTAATCGAATCTAGATTTATATCCATTTATATAATACTTATCTATTTTTTTTACGATAGAAGAAACAATAGGATTTATTTGAAATCAACTTATTTTCATTAATTTCTCTCACAATTGTATCATTGAATTCATACCATTTACCATTTTCTGTTTTAACATAAGATGTATAATGTCCTCCGGCAGTTCCTCCTGAATGATTACATATTCCATATAAATCATATACATAACTTGCTGGATTATAACCATTTATATATTTTGAAAAACTCGCATTTTCTAAAGGAATATCTATATAATTTTGTAATTTTTTTCCAGTAAAATTATAACGTTTTATATCAATGATTAATATTTGTGGTAAACTCCAAAAAAGTGTTCCTTTATTAACATCTTCTTTTGAGTTTGTATTTTCATTTAAATATGCGTTTTCGTTTTCTAGTCTTTCTATTTTACAATATTCATCCAAACAATCATATAAGGATAATGGTGAATTATGTTCTCTATCTATTGGAATAGGTAAACTTAAAACGCAAAATAATTCTGGGCGACATGATAGAATTTCCATAGTTTTAATTGATTGAATTTGAGTAACACTTATTCCAAAAAATAGTTCAATCATTTCTGAATATTCATTTTTGTACATATCTTTCAACATTGAAAAACATTTTATAGCTAAAATATCTGTATAGTTAGATGGAGAACCTGTTATTTGAATATCAACTTCTCTTTTCAAAGCATTGTGAAAACAATCAATCATAAATAATAAAAATTCAGATACATCATTTTGTTCAAAACCAGAAAAAAGGTCTCTGCCTTTAATTGATGATATTTTTCTAATGGCATTTAAAAATCCATTTGGTGAAATTGTACAATTTTCACTCCACATTAAATCTTTTAATTTATGCCATTCAATTAATAGGATAGAATCAGGAACATGATTTATTTTTGTTGTATAATCACTCTTAAGAAATTGATTAAGTGGTTCTGTATGACTTAATACTTGCATACATGAATTTAAATAACACGTATTTCCCAAATTAGCGAGTCCAGTTAATCCTTGACCTTTTTGTTCTATCAAGCTTCCAGAATTCACTTCCATTTATATAATTATCTATATTATGTATATTATGTATATTGTTTTAAACACATTTTAATATAAATTATTTGAAAAAGTATGGTAAAAATAATATTTATAAAATATATAATGTTATATAAATCAGTTTTTGCGGAATATATAGGAACTCTTTTATTTTTATTGGTTGTGCTTATTGGAGGAAAACCCATCTTAATCGCCGGTGGTTTATTGATTGTCTTATTGCTTATTGGTAGTATTTCAGGAGGACATGTAAATCCAGCCATATCAACAATAATGTTTGTAAAAGGTGATTTAAATTTAGAAAAATATATTTTGTATGTAATCGCACAAATACTTGGAGGATTAACTGCTCTGTCTTTATTCCCAATGATTAAAAAAAATATACCTATTAAATATTAATTATATAAAATACTCTAAAATTATATTTATAAATTATAAATTATAAATTATAAATTATCTATGAAATTTTATTGAAGAATGATGTGATTTCACGGTTACCTCGTTTTGAATTTTCGGTAGTTCTCAAATACTTATCAAATAATATAGTTTTTACAAGCTTATTTCTTAAATCGGTTTCTTTCTTTTTAATTTTATCTTCATCTAAATTATCTTCATTATTGTAAAGTTTCTGAATATTTGCTCTGTACAGTTTTCGATGTTTCTCAAAATCGCTCATTTGTTCTAAAACAAGCGCAAATAATTGCTGTACTGGTTTCATAATTTGATTTGTAATGTAAAATGCGTAATTTAATTTTAGTTTATTTTCTAATATGAATTGTGGATGTTCAATTTTATCTCCTTGTAATGCTTTGGGATTTGAATTATTAATATAAGCAAATGGTATACGATCACCTGGTCCAGGTTTATTACCAGGGTCTCGTTTTCCCATTCTATCTGCTAATACTTTATGAGCAATTTGATTTGGATTTTTATAACCAGAACGAAGTGATTTTGTAATAATTAATTTCTCAATTGGGATTTTTTCATCTACTAGTTTTTGTAAATTATTTGTTAAAAATTCGATTGCTTTATTAATGTTTTTATCTTTCATTAAAATGTCAATAATACCACCATAAATATCTTTAACAATAGGCGCATTATCACGACGTTTTAATACAATACCCATTGATTTTCTGTATGATTTATTATGGTCAAATTCGTGTAGCATACCAACATATCTTTTTTTAGATAATAGACAAAATGGCAAGAATGTTTTTTCATACTCTAAATCATGAGGTTGTTTCAAAAATTTAGTAGCTAGATTACCTGCTTGTTGTGCCAATTCAATTGTAATTTGAAGTGCTGTTTTGCCAGTAATACGATTACCATTTAAATCGCAACAATTAAATGTAAAGAATACTGAATCTGTATCTCCATAAATATATTCAGCATTTACTCTCAAATCACCATAACAACTAGCATTAACAACAGTATCATGATATGATTCTTCAATTACACGTTTGGCGTATGTAAGTAGTTTTCTTCCAGTTGCTGTTGTAGAAGCAGCAACATCTTTATCATAAATCGTACTTGTTTTAGCACCACATTGACCATATAAAGAATTTGCTGTTACTTTAATACTAAGTTGTCGTTTGTCCAATACATTTTGCATAAAATCGTCTGTTTCTGTTTCCATTTGTTTGCGAGTCGCTTTTCTGGCTGCCATTAATTCTTCTAAGATAGAAGGCATAACTGCTCTAACGTTTTTGATTGGCTGAGCAAATCTACAAATTTTATAACCACATTTTACTTTTTGGGCCGCAGCAGTAGGTCTAGGTCTAACATACCGATATGTATCATACGTTACATCTACATATTTATAACCAGGTAAATTATCATAAATGAAATTTCCGTCTTTATCTGTTTCTCCTGTAATTCCATTTTCAATCAAATTACCATTCAAATCAAACTCTTTTGTCCAAACTTTACTATCATGTGATATATTTTCACTAATCATAGAAGACGGATAAAGTGAACCAAAATCAACACACGCAACCGGGTTATCAAGATATAATCCACATTTTGGAGGCAATACAATAGCTCCTTCATAACCACCGTCATTCATATTTTTTTCTATTACTGGAAGCAGTGTATCCTTTTCTCTACATTTTTTTGCTACATAACTTGTTAGTTTGATTCCTTGACCTCTCATAACTAGATAATTCAAAGGAACACTACATAACTTTGCCATTTCAATATATCCAGTTAAAACATCTATTTTTCTCATCAAATGATGAACTAGATTACAATCTTGAATACAGTATTTCGCAATGATAGCTCTTTCTTTTGGTCCTTCATTTGTCATTCTAAAAATATCTTGGGGTGTTACATCATCTTTAGCCATTCCCCATTTTACAACTTTTGTCATATCAGGAGATTCCACGCCTTTTATTATAAAATATTTTTCTTCTAGATTCACTTCAATAACTTCAAATTTTTCACCATCTTTATACATTTCGGATGAATGTGAATTTTCTTCAAAATTGATGAAACTATGATTTTCTAATCCTGTTAAATTTTTTGTATATACCTTTGTATTATTATTTGGTGTATATTCTAGTTTTTTAACAACATCTCCAATGAAATAACCAGATACATAATCTAATTTATATGATGTCAAATTATAGTCTCTTCTAAAATAATTATAAAGGTCAATTTGTAATCGTCCGTTCATTTTAATATATTTTAAATTATATTGACCACTTGCTAATAAAATAGTATTTCCATCTAATTTTCTAATTCCTGTTTTCCAATCTTGAGGACAACAAATCTCATTTGAATTTCTAGATAATCTTAAGAAACGATTCATACATCCTGTTTCTTCGGCTCGTTTAAACATAAATTCATAATCAAAACCAAATATGTTATATCCAATAATAATATCAGGATTTTCACGATTAATAAGCTCTGTCCAAGCAATTAGTAAGGATTTTTCATCATTGAATGTTTGTATTTCAGCATTTTCAATTTGTTCACATGTTCCAACAACTAAACATGTATTCAAGTATGGTTTTGTACTACCATAATTTAAAAATGTTGTACCGATAAACGTAACTTCATCGCCTTTAATTTCTGGGAAAATACTTAATGTTTTAGTTAATTCGTATACTTTTGTATCGCGTTCACATGTATCATCATTTAACATATCAATAATAGTGGCTTTTTTATTTGTATATTCAGAAACTTTTGTTTTCTTTTTCCAAAAAATACCAGATTCTTCTGCTTCGTCATTTTCTTTTATTCCTTCGGTTTTATCTTCATTTTCTTCATTTTCGTCTGCTTGATTCTCGGTTTCGTTTGCTTCTTCGCTTGGTTCATCCATTTCATCTATTATATGACCTTTTACCTTCCCAGGACACATTTTAATCCATGTATTAAACGTACTTAATATTGATTCGCGTGTATAAGGGTATTTAGTATATACTCTGTCAACATCGTTGTTTGTTCCAAATCCAAATGCGGATAAAATGATTTCTTCTAATAATATTTCGTCACATACATATTCTGATTTTTGAACTTCATCTATAATATTATTCGCAAGTTTTTTATAATTTTTTTTAGGTAAAGGAAAATCGCCATGACTACTACTTGCTTCAATATCAAAACTCGCTATTTTGTAAGGTACAATCGTTTCTTTATTTGGTAAAGGAATAATATCTTTGTAATTGATATTATATTCATATGTACATCTAGTGATTTTATTTCTATTCATAGAAAGTTTACTTTTTGGTAAGGCTATCCATCCAGAAGGACTGATTTCTTTTATATGAAACAAACGAAGTAAAGGTGGAATATTGGATTCAAATATTTTCAAATATTCTCCATTAAATTCATAACCTAGTGGATTTAATGTTTTACTATATGTAGACGCAGTTGCTTTTTCAATATACCATAATTTAATTGCCTTTTTCATTGCTTTTTCATTGTTAAATTTAATTTGAACAAATTTATGTTTTTTTCCCGCATCAAAGCCGTATAATTTTTTCCTCTTGACAATTGTAGCACTCGCGATAGAATCTTCATAATATTCTCCTAGTTTTTCTCTCAAATCAGTTATAAATGATTGTTTTTTAGAAGTATCCCAAGTATCAGATACGGATACATAGAAGAATGGTTTATAACCTTTAACAAATAATGAGCACGTTTCACCTTGTTCGTTTATTCCAAACATTTGAACTGTAAATTCGTGATTATCTTTTTTGAAGTTGGTGTTATCATCATTATTATCATTATCATCATCATTCGATTTAATTGATTCATCGTATACATTAAATTCAAATAATCTGAATGATTTATCCATCTTCTATATTATGTCTGTTATATATTAAAATGATTGGTTATTTTTAATTCAATTTTATAAAAATTTAATAAGTATCGCTGAATATTTATAATTAAATTTAGCAAAATTGGTATAAACGCTTCAATTTTTGAAATATAAATTACAATTTATTTTTATATTTTTATAAAATATAATGAACGATTTTGCCCCAAATAATTTATTTGCTCCTTTAGGAAGAGAGTATTGTGCTTATTTTTATTGGTTAACTGTTTTAGCATTTATTTTATTCTTCTTAGCTTTATTTGATACTGCTATGCGTATTATTAAAGGAAGAGCAAGATTATTAAATGGAGTAATTGCTTTATTAGCACCATTTTTACTTTATTTCAATAATAGACTTTTATACAGTATGTGTACTAGATAAATATACGATATTGTATAAGTATTATAAATATTATAAATATTGAATTGAATTAAAGTATTCAATATTTATAGATTTTACGATATTTACGAGTTTTGTGAGGTTTCATGATGTACAATTTAATATTTTCTTTTTGACTGTTTTCTATGTTTTTTATGTTTACGACTTTTATGACGACCTCCTCTCATTTTTCTACTTTTATGTGTTCTTCTACTTATGCTTTTTCTTGATACGCGACCCATGCTTCTCATTGGTCGACTCTTTTTAGAAGAAAATGAGTTTAAGGGATAAGAAAAAGATTGTTTTTTATGAATATCAACTTTATTATGTAATAAAAAGCTAAGCATATCATCTTTTGTTCTTACACCATTATAATCCATCCCTTTGGTTCCATTTTTATTGATTATAAAAAGAGTTGGAAATCCTTGTACGTTTTCAACAATAGGACCTTTTAATGTATTTAATGACCTAGCATTTACAGACATAATAGTGAAATCACCGTCATAATTATTTAATAAGTCATTTTCTAGTTCTTCCCATGCGGGTTTCATTATTTCACAATGAGGACATCCGTCCATATAAAATTTTACAAAAATAGGACGCTTACCAATTTCATCATAAAATAAACTTTCTCTACCTGGTCTTATATCTAATTTTTTCATATACATATATATTTATTTTATTTTTATTCCAATATAATATAAAATGAATCATTTTTCGTTACTTATGATTGTTATTATAGTATCTGCCGGAATATTATTTATGAGTAAAAAAAATGTAAAAGAAGGTTTTAATAGTAGTATGTCATGTTCGAATATATTAATACAAAAAGGGTCTGAATTTTATTTATATAATTCTAAACGCGCTAAAGTGCCAGGTGTAAATCCTATTAAATTTAATAATTTAGAAGATTATGTAGAGTTTATTAAATGGCAACGCAGCCAAGGAATACGTTGTCCTATTTTATATTTACAAGAAACATATGACACACAAGGAGATGTAAAATATAAAGTCAAAACAGATTCTAATTTACATGATTTACCACCAGAATTAAAGGGTCAACCGACTTTACCTCCTGAAAATTTGTTATATGATGCTTCAAGACAAGACCCTCCTTATAATCAAGACCATTATGCCGGGTTTGACCCTCAAAACCAATATATTGGATTAAACACTCCACTAGATAAAATATTCCATGAAAGTTATAATGGCGTAAGTCCAAATCCAATGGATACAAATTGGGGTGGCGATAATTTTACGCAAAATTTAATAGATACTGGATTTTATAAAAACAGAGAGGTTAATATATATGTTCCTTAAATAAGTAAAATTATATTTAAGATATAAATTATATTTATCTAAATATTAAATATAATTATGATTATTAAAAATGACAAAACATTTGGAGCATTTATAGCGTTTATATTATCTTTGATTGGAACCGTTTCACTTATTGTTATCAAAAAAATAGATAGTAAAATGATATCAAATCAATGGATTATTATTCCAATTGTAATAAGTATTATTACTATTTTTCTTACATTTATTGGACTAAAATATACATCATTAACTGTATTAAATATGCAGTGGAATGTGATGAGTAATGTTATAGTAACACTCGCAGGAATATTGTATTTTAATGAAGTACATTCAACGTATGAAATTATTGGTTTAACACTAGGATTTATTTCAATTATGATTCTTAGTATCGAACATTTATTTTAAAAATATGAAGAAGAAGATTTTTTTCTATCAATATATTTCATTGTAGAGTTTAATGTTTCCACAAATGTTTTTAATTTATTAGCATTATCTATTTCATATAATATTTCCCAAGTTAGATTTTTACCTACTCCATTTTGCTGTACTTTATTACTTACTGTAATTATTTTTCCAAACATCATATTATTTGTATATTCTTCTAACACCATTAATAAATTTTCATAGTCAGACCTATATTTTTCTATAGATATTATATCATTTAATTTATCATTTCGAGTTTTAATATTATCAAATAATTCTTTTGCTGAATTTTCTAACAATACAAAATCATTTAAATTTGATGCAGCTGTTGTAGCCGGTTGAGATGATTTCGTTTGTGTCGTTAATCCTTCTACCATTTTTGACTGAAATTTTAGTGTTTTTACACCTATATAAACAACAAGTATTACTGCTATAGATAAACCTAAATATTTATAAAGTTCTTCTTTATTAGTCATTTATATATAATAAATATTGAAAAATAATATATATAAATTATTTAATTTGTATATTTTCAATTATTCATTTATTCAATTATAACTTCATTATCTCTTTGTAATAAATATTTATATACTGACATTTTACAATTTTTGTTTAATTTACGATGCTTATTTGTTTCCGAACCAGTAAAAATATCATCTAAACATTTTTCATCTTTTTCTAAATGATGAATTAAATTTTTTATTGTTTTAAATTTATTCATAATTGCGATAGCACTTTGAGTACTGACATTTGGAATTTGTGACAATAATATTTCACCAATATTATTTATTGTTATATTATCTTTTTTGACTTTTTTAACAACTTGACTATAATGTTCTGTCTTATCAGAATGATTATCCTTAATTTCACTAATGGCTAATTCTAAATCCATATCTTGTGTATTATGAATAATGTTTTCATTATTTATATTATCACACCTATCACCATTATCATTTCCATTGTTGTAAAAAGGTTTTTTTTTATTATTTTCTCTCTGTAACTTGTCAGCAAGATAAACAATATACAACGCTGTTTCTGAAATATTTAATGTTCTATATACAGAAAACCCTTTATAATAATTTATAGAAATAATAGAAGACATTAATGTATGTTGATTTATTGATTTATTAAATTTACTATGATTGTAATGATTCCAATCACCTTCAATTAAATATATTATATTATGATTATGTACATTATGCGCATTTAAACGAAAGGATTGTTCATTATACCTTCCATCTTTAATACTTGAAGCTAAATCTTGTAAAGATTTTCTCTCAATAATAATCAATTCTGTATCGTTATAAGATATAATAATATCTCCAATAGGTAAATTTTTTGATTCTAATTTAATATTTTTAATATTATGATGATTGATAAAATCATTACATAAATCAATCAATGTATTTTCTCTATAATCAATTGTAATTTTAATAGACATAATTCAATTCGTAAATACATTTATAATCATAATAATTTTAAATAGTTATGATTATGATTATTCTTATTAAAATGCGAATATGATTATAATAAAGGAGCATTACCATAAGGTCTAGGTCCCACATTAGTTTTAAATAAAAATAAATAATTTGGATTTGAAGCAGGAGGAGCTAGTCCAGGAGATACAATTGAGCGAGTTGCGAATGTTCTGTTAAATCCAGTAGCGGAAGGAGCAGAGCCACCCTTTTTAGAACCTCCAAAATAAGTAGTTGATACAACTTCACCTGTTTGTGTTACCACATTTACTTTTGATTGTAAAGCATCTACTTTTCCAGGTCCACTAAATTGTGCCTTTCTGGCAACTGCAGATCTTCCTTTATGACTTTTATATCCGTTTCGCTGAGGCATTATATATATAATTAATAAAATATATAATGGCTAAATCATATAAAGTTAAAGTTATTGCTTAATGCTAATTAAAATACAACATTTATTTTTTAGAAGGGCAGTTGCATTTTCCACATCCACCATATCTAGTATTAGATAATCTACCAACTCCACCAGTACATTGAGGGTTAACAGAAAGGAGTTGTTTCTGTTTCATATATACTAGACCAGCAGCAGGTCCAGGAGGAATACAATCGCAATATGTACCTCTTCTTATAAGTGCGTTGCGAACAGCCCATGTCTTACCTGTAAGCGAAACAGTTCCGCCCATAATACCATAATGAGAAGTTTGATTGCTCATTGAAGCCGCATTGCGTGCCTTTTTACTAGCATTCATTAAAACCATTTATATATATTACTAAATATTTTTATAAATAGAATGCTGAAAAATTTAATCAATATCACTTGATTCTCATAAATTTACATTTTTATATTATCCGCATTTATTTCACGATATCGATTTACATCAATAATACTGTTTACATAATTCTTTTCTAAATTATTTGTTTTATTATACTATTGTCTATAATTTATTGAAACTTGTAATTTTACTCATCGAATTAGTCTAAAATCGTTTTTAATATAAAAAGTATTTGATATTATTCATTTTAATCTTTTTATAGTATTTTTTTTATATTTTTGGCTAATAAGTTTGCGGTTTTTAACCCTTTGAAACTATTTCCATTTTTATTTAGTGGCGGAGAAACAATACCTATTCCCATTTTACCAGGTATAATCATTAATAGCACTCCACTTACACCACTCTTAATTGGATAACCGATTGTTTCCATATACTTATCGGTTTCTTCATATAATCCATAATTTTTCATATGCTTTAATATATATGAAATATGATTTGAATGTATTATTTTTTTATTTGTTTTTGGGTTTACTCCATTATTTGCTAATGTTGCGGCCATAATTGCTACATCGCGAGACGTTACCATAGTAGAACATTGTCGTGTATATACATCAACTGAATCTTCTACATTTCCGTAAAAATTATCATATGATTTTAATAGATAAGCTAATGCCATATTTAATTCTGAATTATTTATTTCAGATTTATATATTTTATTACTAACATGTAATTTCCTTCCAGCAAAATCACTCATATTATCGATTATTTTTTTTTCAAAATGTTCTTTATTTTTTTCATATAATAAACTTGTTGTTGCCATTGCTCCTCCATTATGAAAAGAATTTATTGTATGGATTTTATTTGTTTCAATTGCTTTTATAGAATTAAACGCATATATTGTTTTCATTTCACCTATTTTTGTTTTTAGAACACGAATACCAAACATTTTTAAAGCTAATGCTAACGTAAATACCTTGGAACATGATTCTATAGCAAATTCATGATTATAATCTCCTATATTATATTCCTCTCCATCTACTGTAAAAATAGAAATAGCATATAAATTTGGATTTATTTTTTTTAATTCAGGAATATAATCGGCATTTTTTCCTCCTTTTATAGAATTTAATTTATTATATATTTTATCAATTACTTCTGTATTAATCATTTATATTTATTTTATATTTTTATTATATTTTATTATTTTTCAGAAAATATTAGAATATTATAATTGATATAAATTACTAATAATATACATTACCAACTTATTTAAACAGAATCACCATTATTATATAACTACAACATGGAACAATACGATAAATCAGAATCAATTGGTTTACAAAATTCAGAGGAATTAATTTTTAATCCCTATAATCCTTTAAACAGAGAGATTACATTGAACGAAGTTCAATATATTCTTAAAAAATATGGTATTAGTGCTACACCACACAATTTAAAATTATATCAACGTGCTTTTGTTCATGTTTCATATACTAAAAGACCAAAGGCCGAAAATGATGAAACACATATTACAATTTCTGAAAAACCATCCGATTGTCTAGAACTTAAAACAAAATCAAACGAACGTCTAGAATTTGTAGGGGATGGTATTTTAGAGTGTATTACAAAATATTATTTATATAGAAGATTTCCTAAAGCAGATGAAGGATTTATGACAGAGAAAAAAATTGCTCTTGTCAAAAATGAACATATTGGTAAATTAGCACTACAAATGGGTTTAAATAAATGGTTTATTATATCTCGTCACGCAGAAGAAAAAAATATTAGAAATAATTTAAAGAAATTGGGGTGTTTATTTGAAGCATTTATTGGTGCGTTGTTTCTGGATTTCAATAAAATAGATATCAAAGATGAAAATGGATGGTTTCAAAATATATTTGTGACTGGACCCGGATTTCAAATGGCTCAAATTTTTGTTGAAAAGATTTTTGAAACACATGTTGATTGGATGGAATTAATTAACAATGATGATAATTATAAAAACATTTTACAAGTTAAGGTACAAAAGGAATTCAAAACAACTCCTCATTATTATGAATTATCAAGAACTATGAATGGTTATGAGATGGCGGTATTTTTATGTTTAGGAAAACAAATGCATGAATTTAAAATCGAGCAAGCAATTCCATATGAAGAATTAAAATCATTTCAAAAAATACAAGAAGTTTTTGCTGAAAAGGGCGATATTTTAGTATTATTAGGAAAGGCTGGTCATAAAATTAAGAAAAAGGCAGAACAATTGGCGTGTCAGGAGGCGATTCATTTAATTGAAAATCCTTAAATCATACATTTAGTGCGAATTAATTATAAATATATTATATACATTTAATGAAATTACAATCAACAAGAAAAAGGAAATTAAAATTAAAACCCTCTAACAAAACATACAAACAATTCTTAAAAGGTAAGTTTTTAACAGCACATTCAATAAAAAAAACATATCATGGTAGATTATTTAAACATCCTTCAAAACCACTGAAATCATATAAATTGAAAGTTTCCGATATACATACAATTTCTTTCAAAACTTATGGAAATAAAAATGGTAAACCAATTTTATATGTTCATGGAGGACCTGGTGGTGGAACTAGACCAAGTATGGCTCGTTTTTTTAATCCTTTGAAATATTATATAGTATTAGTAGACCAAAGAGGTTGTGGTAATAGTAAACCTACAGCAGAAACAAGAGAAAATACAACAGATGACCTGGCGGATGATTTTGAAAAGGTTAGAGAGAAATTAGGCATTAAAAAATGGATAGTATTTGGTGGTTCATGGGGTTCTACACTTGGTCTTTATTATGCCATCAAATATCCCGATGTTGTATCTCATATGGTATTACGTGCTATTTTTTTAGGAACCCAAGAAGAAATTGATTGGTTGTCAGAATCAAATGGTGCTGAAAATATAAATCCTATTGGATGGGAATATTACAAAAATGCTATACCAAAACAATATAGAACAAATTATATGGATGCTTATGGTAAATGTTTTAAAGGGGTGTTTGGTAAAAAAAAACGGTCTGAATGTTTATTATCTTGGGCTGCTTGGGAAGAAATGAATTTAAGAATTAATATGCCAACCTTAAAGTACACAATAAGTAATTTAAAAAAAGACAAAACATATGAAACAGTCGCATTAATAGAACATCATTATTTAACTAATAAGTGTTTTATGGAGGAAGGATTTTTAACCAAAAAGGAAAATATAGATAAAATTAGACATATACCAACAGTAATTATACAAGGTATATATGATATAATATGTCCATTTAAATATGGTTATTTGTTACATAAAGCATTTCCAGAAGCAAAATTCTATCCAACCATGGCGGGACATTCTTCGTATGATATAGAGAATATGAAACACATCATAGAGACAACTAATCATCTCGCTAAATAATTGAATATGTATGCGTATGCGTGCTAGTTTGATTATATTCTTGATTTATTGTATTTTATTGTATTTTATTGTTTTATTATAATAAACAATAAAAACTTTATAAAACTTTTTTATGTATTAAAATTATATATATGTCATCTCTACTTTTAGCTAAACTTAAAAATAAACCTGTACCAAAAAAAATAGAACAAGTCCAAATTGTTATTCCAGAACCAGCTAAAAAAGAAGAAGTTGAAATTAAAACACTTATATTAGACAAACGAACAGAATCAAATATTGATAGAAATGCGATACTAGAAAGAATCAGAATGAATAAAGATTTCAAAGGGGTTACCTATAAACCAGAATTAACGAAAATTGTTCAATCCACTGTAAGGCCTGAATCTCCTCTATCTCCTAAAAAACTCTCACCAGTATTAGAAAAAGAATCAGAACAAGAAGAAGAAAAAACAGAGGAACCAACTAAAAAGAAGCGTGATAAAAGAGTTAGATTGATTGTCGAAGAAGAAAAGGAACAACCACCTGAACTTCAAATTGAAGAATTATTAGAAGAAAAAAAACAATTAACACCTGAACAACAAGAAATATTTACAATTAAAGTAAAAAAACGAAGAACAAAAAAACCAAAAGATATTGTACAAGAAGGTCCTTTTGAAAATGTTATTATTGGAAGAGAAGCATTAAAAGACAGGCTTCCTCCTGAACAAAATAAAGTACTTATAAGAGCATCAAATTATTATATGAATAATCGCAAAATTTTTGTCAATTTTATATCATCATTATTTTCACCTTATAGAGAAAAATATATTAAGGACAAGAGAACTTTTACATGTGATAGAAAAACATCAGATGAATTTGAATTACTTACACATCAAAATGTAGTAAGAGATTACTTAAATTTATATACGCCTTATAGAGGATTACTTCTATATCATGGTTTAGGTTCTGGTAAAACATGTACATCGATTGCTATTGCCGAAGGATTGAAATCTGGTAAACAAGTATATGTATTAACACCTGCTTCATTAAGAATGAATTACATAGAATCTCTAAAAAAATGCGGAGACCCTATTTATAGAAAAAAACAACATTGGGAGTTTATTAGTACAGAATCAAATGAACAATTAATACAACCTTTATCAACTGCTCTTAAGTTATCACCAGATTTTATAAGAAGTAAACGAGGCGCATGGGTAACAAATATTAAACTTCAAAGTAATTACGATGATTTATCGAGTACTGAAAAAAAAGACCTAAATGAACAACTTGATGAAATGATTCGTTATAAATATAAATTCATAAATTACAATGGTTTAAGAATAGATAATCTACAGACTTTAACAAATAATTTTACAATCAATCCATTTGATAATACAGCGGTTATTGTCGATGAAGCTCATAATTTAATAAGCAGAATATCTAATAAAGTAACTAAATCCGATACATTATCGTCGAAATTATACAATTATTTAATGGATGCTCAGAACGCCAAAATTGTATTTTTAACAGGTACTCCTATTATCAATTATCCAAATGAAATTGGAATTTTATTTAATATATTAAGAGGACGTATTAAAACATGGCATTTTAAATTGAATATAGCAACCGAAAGAAAGGTAAGTCTAGATTCAATAAAAACATTATTTGAATCCAAATTAAATACAAGACGTTTAGTTGACTATGTTGAATATAAACCAAGTTCAACAACACTTACTATTACACGAAATCCATTTGGATTTATTTCATCTGTAAAAACAGGCATATACGAAGGTGTTAATATTGATGAAAAAGGTGATATATCAGATGAAGATTTCGTAAAAACAGTTATATCTATATTAAAAACAGAAGATATAAAAGTCCAACCTAGTAGCATTCGAGTGGAATCATATAAGGCCTTACCAGATACACTTGACCAATTTATGAATTATTTTATAGATAAACAAACGAATGTTCTTAAAAATATTGATTTATTAAAACGACGTATATTAGGACTAAGTTCATATTTTAGAAGCATTGAAGAACTTATGCCTCGTTTTAATCCAGCAACTGATTTAAAAATTATTAGAATACCAATGAGTGATTTTCAATTAGGTATTTATGAAGAAGAACGCATTGATGAGAGAAAACAAGAATTAAGAAATGCTCGTAAAAAGAAAAAAGCACAAAATGGTGTTTATGAAGAAACAAAATCAAGTTACAGAATATTTTCAAGATTGGCTTGTAATTTTGTATGTCCACGTCCATTTATATCTTGTCCTAAACCTAGGGACCATATACATTTTGAATTAAATGAAGATGATATAGGCGAAGAAGATGTTGATGCTATTGAAATAAGAGAACGTGTTTTAAATGAAGAGGGTCAATATGAAGCAGATGATATTGAGAGAGTCATTGAAGAACATAAAAATTGGAAAGAAGATTATGCTAGAGCAATTCAAGAAACATTATCTAGTTTATGGGAAAATAGAGCAAGATTTTTAACTCCAGCAGCATTAGAAGAATATAGTCCTAAGTTTTTGAATATATTAGAGAATATAACAGAATCAGACCATGTTGGTTTACATTTAATTTATTCTCAATTTAGACAGTTACAAGGTATTGGTATTTTAAGATTAGTATTATTAGCTAATGGATTTTCTGAGTTTAAAATAAGGAAAAATTCCTTAGGTAGATGGATTCTTGATATGTCACCAGAAGATATAGCAAAGCCATCTTTTGCTTTATATACGGGTACTGAATCAGCAGAGGAAAAAGAAATAATAAGAAATATTTATAATAGTTCTTGGAATGATGTGCCGATTTCAATAGTAGAACAAATACAAACGAAATCCCCTAATAATTTTTATGGAGAAATTATTAAAGTATTGATGATTACGGCATCTGGTGCTGAAGGTATTGATCTAAAGAATGTAAGATATGTTCATTTAACTGAATCTTATTGGCATCCTGTTAGATTAGAACAAGTGATAGGAAGAGCAAAACGTATTTGTAGTCACAATGATTTACCGGCAGACCTTCAAACAGTAGAAGTATTTTTGTATTTAATGACATTTTCACAAGAACAAATAGAAAACAAATTATCAACTGAATTAAAATTAAAAGATAGAAGCGATATTGATAGAAGACCTATTAGTACAGATGAAAAATTATTTGAAGTTGCAACTATAAAAGAAAATATAAATAAACAATTATTGAAAGCCATTAAAGAGACATCTATTGATTGTACAATTAATCCAGATAATACAGATTTACAATGTTATTCATTTGGTAACCCAAGTTCAACTAGTTTTTCATATTTACCTGAAATGACAGAAGAAGAAGACGATGAAGCTGCCAGGGCAAATAGAAGGGAAGTAACATGGAAGGCTGTTAAGATTACCATATTAGGAATTGATTATGCTTATAATGAGGTTACAAGAGAATTATATGATTTAGATAGTTATATAAGAAAAAATCCTTTGAAGGTTGGTACTTTGGAGGTAAGTGTAAACTCTAGAACAGGAAAGAAGGAATTTAAAATTATCAGAGTATAATTTAGTATTTAATCCTTTCAAATATGTGTTGTATTTGATGTAATATTATCATTGAGTTTTTTAATTTCATTTTTTAATGTCATAATTTCTCTCTTAATATCAATCATATCTTGTAACATTGTTTTAAAAACATTTGGATTTTCTTCATTTAAAATCATTTTATCTATATCTGGTTTGACATTTGTATTTATTGTATGATTTTGTCGATTTTGATTTTGATTTTGATTTGAATCCGTTTTAAGTAATTTAAATAAATTTGAACCAATATCTAAATTCTCCTCAGATTTTGATGTTAAAATTGGGGAATCTTTTGAAAAATTATGTATTTCATTATTCGCTTCATTGAATGAAACTTTCATTTTTTTATCGTGATTGTTATTTTTTGATTTATCAAGAATTACAATTTGATTTTCTTGAATATGAGTTTCATTTCCTATTTTTAAATTTTTAGGTTGTTCTTGATTTGATTGATGTTCATTACCATTTATTCCAACATTTAAATTATTTCCACCAACAATCCATTTTGATGCTGTTTCTGGATTATGTGTTTGTATAACTTGATTCATTTGGAATTCTCTTGCGGCAATTGCTTCTGCTAATAATGAATCCATTTTATCTCCAATTTTTTCATCTAATTTATCTGAAAAATCAATTTTTTCTGGTGGTTTTCTCGATAATCCATCAAACTCTGTTTGTTTTCTTTTTAATTCAGTTTCAAATGTTTTTTGTCGTTCTTTATGTATTTCTTCATTTGTATATTCTCGTTTTGAAATAATAGGTTGCGGTTTGAATGATTCTAATCTTAATACCATATTTTTAATAACCTCTTTGTTTTTTTCTATAAGTGATAATCCTTTTCCTTGATTTTCAATCATTAATATTGTATTTTCAAATAAATCTTTTATTTCATATTTATGCTTTTGGTCAATACCTTCAAATAATTTTTGTTCAATTAAAATTTCCCAAATAATTCCTTTATTTTGAATGCTTGTAAAGTCTGACATATTATATTATAAAAATAATATACTTTTATATTGTTAATAATATTAGAATAATATTAGAATAATATTAGAATAATATTAGAATAATTATAATAATATTATTAACATTTTTGAATATGTTTTATAATCTCTCATTAAAATATTCATGTCTTAAACTAAATACTTCTTCATCTGGAATATGTACTTTTCCAAAATAACTAGGTTCCTTTTTATTTGTTAATAATTGTATGATAAAATATAAAACATACATACCACATTCTGTATCTGTTTTTTGATGAGAAAAATTATAATTACTCATTACCTTGAATTCTATACCTAAACTCTGATTTCCTTGTATTTTAACTCTCTCTATAAATGTTTTGATTTGTTTTGGGATATCATTGCCATTACTATCAAAATAATAAATATATTTTTTTTGTATATTAATAAATAATGCTATCCAATGTGAACCGCTCTTATAATGCGGGTCTGTGTTAAATACAATACCTATTTTGTTTTTTCCATTGCGTATATAATTATGTAATTCAAAGTTACATAATTCTTCCCATACACACTGACCATATAATTTCAAACTATCAAAATCAATCGGCGAAGGACCTATAAAAGCAAACGAAGGGTATGCGTGTTCATATTGTTTCATTACATTTTCAATATCTGTGCTAGATAACCATTCATCTGGATTCTTTTTCCAACTATCAGGTGATTTTGGAGCAAAAGTAAATTCTAGTAATTCCTTATCTAGGTTTTCTTTTATAAATTTTTGTCTAAGCCAACAGGATTCAATATCACATGTATTTAACATGTTTTTTTTTAATTCCATCCATATTTCTCTCGGCTCAACAGTATTTATTCTTTTGTCAGGATGACGTATATTCCAATAATTTCTTAATTTTAATAATGAATCATCTGAATAACACGTATAATCTTTTTTTATTTTTTGAGGAGAACATTTTAATTGTTGTTTTATAATATATTCTTTTTCATTAAAACTATTATCTGTATGTTTTTTCCCATAATTTTTCATTTGCTTATACATTATCTATATTTTCTTTTTTTTCCTTTTTTTTAATACCTTTTGTTTTAAACTCAGGTTCTCTTAAATTTATATTTTTTTTTAATGGAAAATGTTGTAGTTCTTTTTGTTTTGGTTTTTTATTTATAAAATTGTCCATTGTAAGTGTTTTAGTTTCCGTTTTATATAATAATTGATTTGGATTTGATAGTGATATATCCATGATTGAAATAAAAGAACTATCTAATATATCTGGACTATTAGAATCAGTTGAATCAAAATTTTTTTGAATTATTTCTGTTGTATCCATTATTTTGAAATGAGATATAAGAGAGAAAATATATTTATTAAATATTTCTTTTAATGGTTCACTTTCAAATTCACCTTTTAACATTTTTTTTGTTGAATCTAAAATTCTTTTTTTATAAAATTTTTTATCTGAATTTGTTATCGTCTTTTCAATTTTTGATTTATTCAAATATTTGTTATAAGCACCTAAATTTGAAAAATATTCTAATGTTAGAGAATTAATATTTGAATTGTAATAAGTATTTGAAACATTAAAGTCGTTTTTTTCATTTAAAATATATTCTTTCTCTATTGTATTTTCAGGTGTTGATAGGATGTCTGTATGATTAGATGACGATATGGTATTGTCTTTAATTTGTATTTCACTATTTTCAGTTAATACTTTTTCATCTTCCATTTGCTTGTCTTCATCTTTAAAAATAGGTTGGATATCATCATTTTCCATGATTTATTTTATAAATTTAAATTTAATTTTATAAAATAATTTAAATTTGTAAATTTGATTTTGTAAATTTGATTATTTTGTAATATTTTTTAATTGTTG